CTTGCATCGTTTACGGACGCGCGTGCGCCCGATCGAAATCGCAATGCTGTTGTTTCTCAGCTGCTGCGTATTGTTGGCGGTGACACTGTTACTGTAAACCGCAAGAACAAGGAGTCGTGGAACGGTTACCTGCCGACCAGGATCGTGATCTACTCCAACGAGGTACTGCAGCTGACAGAAAACTCAAACGCGCTCACCGGGCGGATGGTCGTGCTGCGCATGACTAAGTCGTTCTATGGCAAGGAGGACACGGACCTCGCGAGCAAGCTCATGCGCGAGCTCTCTGGCATCTTCAACTGGGCCATGGTCGGCGAGCACCGGCGCGTTGCGCGCGGCGGGCATTTTCTGCAACCCAAGAGCGGCCTGGAGCTGCTGGAGGTGATGGAGGAGCTGTCCAACCCGCTCAAGCCGTTCATTGAGGACGTCCTGATATTCGAGCCGGGCGGCATGGTCGACAAGGACGAGCTGTTCGCGGTCTACAAGCACTGGGCGCACAAGAAGAGCATCCACCCAGGCAACGACCTCTCGTTCAAGAAGAAGTTTTTGGCGTCGGTGCAAGACAGGCCGATCGAGAACACGGAGATCAGGACCAACGGAGAGCGCAAACGTGTATACGTCGGGATACGATTGACGGACAAGGCCCAGCAGTACGTCAACTCGCTGGGCGAGCTAGAGGGAGAGATATTTTGATCAGGGGAATCGGAACGGACATACTCGAGATCAAACGCATCTCCGACATGTCGAAGAAGATGGGGTGGGCACTGGCGCACCAGGTCCTGGGCCCGCGAGAGCTGCAGGTGTACGCAGAGCTCACGGACGACAGGCGGCTGGCCGTGAATTACCTGGCCAGGAGGTTCGCGGCCAAGGAGGCATTCGTCAAGGCCAGCGGCATCGACGGGCTCGACGTGCGCCAGGTCGAGGTCCTAAACCACGACAACGGCGCGCCGTACGTTGCGCTCTCCGGCAGGGCATCACTTCAAATGGGCTCGATGGATTGGGCCCACCACGTAACTATATCCGACAGCGACAGCTACGTAGTCGCGACCGTGATCTGCGAAGACCGCGGCTAAAATTGAAAGGAAACGCATGAGAATCATTCTTATCGGCATGATCGTGGGCCTGGCCTACTTTCTATTCGACAACGCCATGGACCGCCAGTACAACCGCGGGTTTGCGGAAGGCCGCGGCATGGCGCTAAAGACCAACCCACCAAGCGAAGAATTAGAGCTAGTGTGCGCCGGGCTCTGGATCGGGGAGCAGAATAAAAAGTACTGGGAGAAGCAATGACAGACATCGTGAACCACCCACCGCACTACAAGTCCGGCGGGATCGAGACCATCGACTTCATCGAGGCCAAAGACCTCGGGTACCACCTCGGTAACGTGGTAAAGTACATATCACGTGCGGGGATCAAGTCGCACTGCCCCATCGAGGACCTGAAGAAGGCACGGTGGTACCTGGACCGATACATCAACCAACTGGAGAGCCAAACATGATGCACCCATCCGGAATGACCCAGGAACGCTGGGACTGGCCGTTCAAGACGCCAGAGGAGCGCAAGCTGGTCGTGAAGTACTACGAGAAGCTCAAGCGCCAAGAACGAAAAGAGAAGAAAGAGCAAATTCACAACTTTGAGGAGGCGCTGCTATGACGGCAGAGATCAGACGCATCGGCAGGTGGACCACCATCTCCGCGCTTGAGGCCGCGAGGGAGGAGCTCAAGGACGAGGACACGCTTTTGATCGTGGCCATTACCAAGGAGGACCAGATGATGAAATACTGGTCCGCCAACGCGACCAACATGCAGGTCAATTGGATGGTGGACAACGTCAAGTCGGACATAATGTTCGGGAGCCTGTGATGCACCAAGAGATCGCGGTATTCAAAAAATTCGTCCGCAGGTACTGGTCCAAGGCACTTGCCCCGATTTTTGCATTAGTAGTGGGAGCGGTCATGGGAAACTTCCTGACCGAGGGCCGGATCCTGGACGACTGCAAGTACAGCTCCTCGTTTCGTATCGGGACGCAATCATTTAACTGCGGGAGACGTATATGAGCAACCTGCTAGATTTCTGGCTGTGGATGATGCTGGTCGTAACGCTGGCCATCGTCGTGGGCATCAGGGAGGACAGGCATGGCCGGGGCAGGTAAGGGATCCCGCCAGAGACCGGTCGAGGACAGGGAACAGTTTGACAAAAACTGGGACCAGATCTTCGGCCGGGTCGAGTCCCCATGCGTTGAGATATGCGTCCTGGACTACTTAAGGCAGCAGTGCCGCGGTTGTCACCGCACGCTGGAGGAGATCGCGGACTGGGCCTACAAGAGCAACGACGAAAAGCGAACGATACTTAAAAAGGCAGAGGAGCGCGGGTGGGATGAAAAAAGTCTTAATAATTAACTCAGACGAGGACCAGGAGTCGATGGCCCAAGACTTTGCCGAGGCAATCTTCGACCGCGCGCGTGAGCTGGTGAGGGAGCACGGCGTGTGCTACTTCAGGTTCACCAGGGAGGACGGGATGCTGATCATCCACCCCAAGCACAACAAGCAAATAACCGGGGTCATCGCAGATGCCTAAAAACTATGGCTACTACCACGTCGACTGCGGCCACTTCCCGGCCCAGATCAAGCTTTGTTTTTCTAACGAGATGTTCCAGAGAATTTTGCTCGACCACGGGATTACGCAGAAAGCGTCCGCACTTGACGAAGGGATCGCGGAGACGCACTACCTGACGGACGGCAAGGAGGGCATCATCGTCTTAGCGTTCGACTTGAAGGAGTGTGTCGACGAGGACCCGGCGTACCTGGCCGGCGTGATAGCGCACGAGGCAACGCACTGCGTATGCCGCGTGTTTGAGCACATCGGCGAGCCCGCGGAGGAGATCGGCGAGGAGTCACGCGCCTACCTAACGGAGCACATCGTCAAGCAGATCACGACCGGGATACGGATGGAGATGGACAAAAATGCTAGAAAAGCAGATCGAAAGCTATCTAAGCAAAAAAGTAAAAGAGATGGGGGGACTGAGCCTAAAGTGGATCAGCACGGTGACGGGGGTCCCGGACCGGATAATCTTCCTAAACAAAAGGGCGCACCTGATCGAGCTAAAAACAAAAACCGGCGCGCTGTCTGCAAGGCAACTCTTAATGTTTCAAGAGTTAGAGCTGCAGGGATTTCCGGTGACCGTATTGAGGTCTAAAACAGACGTCGATGACTTCCTTACAAAATCAAAAACAGCGCCAGTATAGGTCCTCCAAAAGTGGACAGATAACTAACCTTTTGTTTGCCGCAAAAGCGAGGGCAAGAAAACGAAAGGTGCCATTCGATTTGACCAAGGAATACCTCATGTCGATCGCCAACAAGCCGTGCCCTGTATTTGGCGTTGAGTTTGAGTGGGGCTGCTCCGGCCTCGGCAGCGGCAGATCAAAAAGCCCCAACTCGCCATCCCTGGACCGAGTGATACCAGAGCTTGGCTACATAATTGGAAACGTGGTATTTATTTCTCGCCTTGCAAACACGATAAAGTCAAACGCCACGGAAAAAGAGCTGTACGCCGTGGCCGACTGGCTGCACGACAAACGAAAAGAGGTACTAAATGCTTTCAAAGACAGACCTACACCACTACCAGCGCCGCCTGATACACCAGGCAAAAAGCCTTCCGCACGTTGGCCTTTTCCTGGAGCCGGGCCTGGGAAAAACAGCAACCGCGCTGACGATCGTCAGGGAGAGCTCTTTGGGGCGGACCCTGGTGATAGCTCCCAAGAGAGTCGCGGAGTCAGTATGGGCGCAGGAGTGTCAAAAATGGCAGCATCTGCAAGACCTCCGAGTGGCGCTAGTGATGGGGACGCCAGAGCAACGTTTGAAAGCTCTCTACAGTCAGTCAGACATTTACGTGATCAACGTGGAGAACGTCCCCTGGCTGGTGGAACATTGGCCCGCTGGGCTGTTCGATTATTTAATAATCGACGAAAGCAGCCGGTTCAAGGACCCCAGCACGAAACGGTTCAAGGCGATAAAGAGAGTGCTAAAGACGTTTAAGCGACGCATCATCTGCACCGGCACGCCCACGCCCCAAGGCGTTGGCGACCTGTGGTCCCAGGTTGGCATGCTCGACCTTGGGCAGCGACTGGAGCCAACGCTGACAAAGTTTAGAGACGTCTACATGTACGCCGCCGAGCGCAACCGGCACACCAACGTCGTCTACAAGTGGGCGCCGCGCCCTGGCATGGACCGCCAGATACTGGACAAGATATCTGACATCTGCTTTAGCTTGCGCGCGGAGGACTACCTGCAGCTGCCGGCGTTGACCAAGCTCTACCACAACATTGAGCTGGATGATTCGACAATGAAAAAGTACAAACAACTTAAAAAGGAGATGGTCAGTGAAATCGAAGGTAAGACTATTACGGCGGTTACTGCGGCCGCGCTGGCCAACAAGCTTTTACAGTTTACCAGTGGCACCCTTTACTCCGAAGATGGTGAAGCCGAGGCTCATAAAGCTAAAATTGAATACCTTGAGTCTCTTGTTGAAGAGAACCAACACCCTACCCTGGTTTTCTATCATTATAAAACGGCGCTACAAAAGCTAAAGGAAGCCTTCCCCGAGGCGCAAGAGCTGAACGCTAACAACATGGAGGACTGGAGAAACGGAAAGATCAAGATACTACTAGCACACCCGCAGTCTGGTGGCATTGGGCTGAACCTGCAGTGCAACGTCGGAGACGTGGCGCAGATGGTATGGTACGACCTGCCGTGGAGCTCGGAGAATTACATCCAGGCAAACGCGCGCGTCTACCGGCAGGGCCAGACAAAGCCTGTAATCATCCACCACCTCGTCGCGAGCAACACGATTGACTGGCAGGTGGTTCGTGTCCTGGATGGAAAGATCGACGCACAGGACGCGGTACTTGACGCACTGAAGGCATGATAATTCTAAAATATAAAAAGAACTGCGCCGCTCCTCGTCTGTCTGACGAGGAGCCGGATTTGATGGAGCAGGAGGACATCGAGGGCATATCGGGCATGCAATCCGATGGGTGGCTGCCCTGGAGCTATGAGGACATGATCGACATACGTCGCGTCATTCAAGACCGAATGCCTCAAAAGCAGCGCGAGGTCATGGAGGCATTTCTGATGGGCAGCAACGCCTCCGACCTTGGCGTGACGGAGAAGTATTGGCGGTACCACTTTAAGCGAGCCGTAGAGTTTATTAAGAGGGAGATGGGTGTATGAGGCACTACCATGATTTAATTGAGATCGAAAACGTAAGCATCGACCTGGACGTCCTGCAGAGCACTGTCCGTGTCCTGACGTACGGCATGCCAGAGGCGAACAAGAAAGATGTCGAGTACGCCATGCACAACGTCACGGACCGGCTGGAGGAGCTCAGCTCGCGCCTGCGAGATAGGTTTGACACACTGTTTAACGCCATACGAGACGAAGAGGATGAAAATAAACGTGAGACTAAAAAACGAGCCAAGAATGACAAGGTTTAAGCTGGAGGATGCCCTGATGCGTTTGTGGGGCACCGCCGAGGACGTGGAGACACTGTTTCAGTACTACTACGAGCGCCACGACAGTATAAACCCCGAGGACGTGGCCAACGCATTGCTTGGGATCAAGCAGATGATACAAATGCGCGGAGAGCTGGCGTTTGAATTATTTGAACGACTCATAAAGGAACAGGCAGAAAATGAAAATACCTAAAAAATTACTGGAGCCATTTAAGAACCCCTTCGTCGAGGCCAAGCGCCAGGAACTTGCCAGCGCCATGACCAAGACGCTGCTAAACGAGGCCCTGAGGGACCGCAAGAAGGCCGAGCTTGCCAAGCAACAGGCCAAGGGCGAAAAGCCTCCCGGTTCTGCATAAGTAGTAGTAGGCACGTCGGGAGACGCCCGCAGGCCGGTGAAAGCCCGGCACAAACACAAACCAGGAGAGACCATGAAAAAGTTTATCAGCGCCGCGGTAGTGGCACTCTTGTCCATCGCCGTCCTGCCGGCCCATGCCGCGGATAAAAAGGCCGATGCCAAGGTAGAGAAAAAGGCCGAGAAGAAGGCAGAGAAGAAGAAATAAGGGGTTGGAATAGCTTCGACGTGGGCCAAGGCCTAAGCGGCAACCTCGCGGACCTGGGTGCGATTCCCAGCAACTCCACCACACAAAGGAAGACCATGGACGACTTTAAGTGCATGCCCAAGATGGCAGCAGGCGGATCGGCAAAGCCCGGTCTCTACGCCAACATCCACGCCAAGCGCGAGCGCATCGCCAAGGGATCTGGCGAGAAGATGCGCAAGCCAGGGTCTGAGGGCGCCCCCACGGCCAAAGCGTTCAGGGAGTCCGCCAAGACGGCAAAGTAATGGCAACCAAGAAACACGTATTTAAGCCCGAGATGTGCGACAAGCTTATCGAGATGGGCAAGCAGGGCGCGTCACAGAAGATGATGTGGTCCGAGCTGGGCATATCGCGAGAGGTGGCAAAAAACTGGGAGAAGAAACACCCCGAGTTTGCCGACGCGCTAGGCGTTGCCTTGGTACACAGCCAGGCCTTTTGGGAGCGCGAGATGCTGGCCAACGTCGGCAACAAGGCATTTAACTCCCGCATCGCCGAGATCGCGCTTAGGGGCCAGTTTCCCCAGGACTACAAAGAGACCCGTGAGCAGAAGATCGACGTCAAGGCCGACGTCGTGGTCGACTTCAAGGGCGCGGTAGATGACCTTATCAAGCAACTAAAGGCGGCAAAAGACTAGCACGGTCGTACCAAAAAATAGCACGGTCGTACCCAAAAAGGGCACCCAAAACGGTGCCCTTTTTGCATTAGTAGATATACGACAAACCGTTGAAACAGGAAAAACGACATGACCGCCCACGCCGTCCTATCCGCCAGCGCATCCAAGCGATGGCTGACATGCACCCCAAGCGCACGCCTGGAGGCCAGCCTCCCCGAGCTCAAGCGAGCCGCTGGCGACTTCGACTACAGCCAGGAGGGGACCACGGCCCACCTGCTGGCAGAGATCATGCTGCGCCACCACTACGCCGAGATCGGCACCGAGGAGTACCAGCGCGAGTACACCATCATCCGACAGTCCCAGTACTACACAGAGGAATTTGAAGACTATGTTACAAACTATGTTCTATACGTCCGCAGCCAGATTGGTGAGGGCGACCGGCCGCTATTTGAGCAGCGTGTGGATTACTCTGACTGGGCTCCTGACGGATTTGGTACTGCTGATGTCGTCATACTTTCCAAGCACAAGGTCAGAGTCATCGACCTCAAGTTTGGAAAAGGCATCCCCGTCGAAGCCAAAGACAACTCGCAGCTCCGGCTCTACGCGCTCGGGGCCTGGAGCAAATTTAAAGAAGAGTACCCAGACATCAAAGAGGTCGAGTACACCATCGTCCAGCCAAGGCTCGACAGCATCACCACCGACGGCACGTCGCTCGCGCGCCTCGTCGACTGGGCAAACTACTTCGTAAAACCGAAAGCAAAGAAGGCATGGTCTGGGACTGGCGAGTTTGTCGCCGGGGACCACTGCCAATTCTGCCGAGCCAAGCACACCTGCAGGGCACGTTCCGACTTTGCAAACGACGTCGCGTCGTTGGAGTTTCGGGAGCCGGCCCTGCTCACCGACGACGAGCTCGAGCTGGCACTATCCCGCGCCAGCCAGCTCAGGTCCTACGTGTCTGACCTGGAGTCGTACTTCACCGAGCGCGCCATCAACACCGGCAAGACCCCCCGCGGGTACTCACTGGTGGCAACCAAGACCCACCGCAAAATATCCGACGAGCTACTGGCGACGCAGGTCCTGCTTGACAAAGGGTTCAAGTCGGAGGACATTATGGAGCCGGCGTCTCTCAAGTCGATCGCAAAGCTTGAGAAGCTGGCAAAGAAGGGCTACGTGGCCGACGTTCTCTCGAGCCTGATAGTAAGGCCCGAGGGATCGCCAAAGCTGGTCAAAGACGACAACACGGCACAGGAGGACTTTAAGTGAGCAAGCGAGAGCAGATATTTGACAACTACGTTGGGGTCGAGGAACTGATGTTCCTGGAGCCGGAGTATTTTGACGAGGCAATCATCGGCGTCGCCAGCAGCGCCAGCGGCGTCATCGCAGTCGCATATAGCGAGCCGCAGATCATCAAGCTGCTGATGCAGCACGACAAGATGGACCCGGACGAGGCCATGGAGTGGTACCAGTTCAACATACTGGGGTCTTTCATGGGCGAGAGCACGCCAATCTTTATAGACGACACGGTGCTGGAGTGAGCCCTCACATCTTTTTAAGCCTGGTGGGGCTGATGTACATCATGACCACCCTGTCCTACCTCAAGGTCCGACGTATAGGGATGATGATCGCCTTCATCGGTTACACCATCGGCCAGGTCGGGCTTATAATCGACTCATTTGAGATCGGTGACAGGTCAGAATGATTTCAGGATGCGAAACAAAAACGGCACCCGTTTTTGTATTAGTAGTTGTACGGGCATTGAGCCAGCCCGGTAAAACGGCTCTTACGTCAAAAAGGAAGCCAAGATGGCAAAATCAGCAAAGGTAGTAACAGGCAAGGTACGTTTCTCTTACGCCCACGTCTTTGAGCCGCAGGCGGTTCAGGAGGGTGGCGCACTGAAGTACTCCGTGTCGCTCATCATCTCGAAGAACGACAAGGAAACGATCGACCGCATCAACAAGGCAATCGAGCAGGTCAAGGAGGACAACAAGTCTGTCTGGGGCGGCAGCATCCCCAAGGGACTCAAGGGTGGGCTCCGCGATGGTGATGCAGAGAAGGACGACCCAGCGTACAAAAACTCGTACTTCATCAACGCCAACTCTGCACAAAAGCCTGGCGTGGTCGACGCAGACCTCAACCCGATCATTGACAAGACCGAGTTTTACTCGGGCTGCTTTGGCCGTGCGTCCGTAAGCTTCTTCGCTTACAACAGCAACGGATCCAAGGGCGTCGGTTGCGGGCTGAACAACGTCCAGAAATTGGAAGAGGGCGATCGTCTTGGCGGCGTTACTACCGCCACCGAGGACTTCGCAGTTTAATCAGGAGAAATGTATGTCAAAAGCAATCACGTTGGACTTCTCAAAGTTCTTCCCCGTCGATCACTCGTTCGTAGCCGTCAAGGCACGCGCAACGAGCGGTGACGACTTCTTCGTCAACATGTCGTTCGGCGACGGGGATAACAAGGTCACGTACTTCATCGACGAGTACAACAGCCGAGAGGCGCTCAAGCAGGTACAGTTTATGATGGACATGCTTGGCAAGACCTCTGAATTTTTAGAGAAGGCGTTCGCACTACCCCCGGCAGAAAAGATGTTGAAGGAGTACAAATTCCTCAACGTCGAGCCGGCCAAGAAGGCAGCCCCCAAGAAGAAAAAGGCCGCCGCCAAGAAGTAATTTCCTTGCTGTTGTGTACTAGGGCACCCCCGGGCGAAAGCCTGGGGGCTATGCCTCCCATTCACCATTCACCTGATAAAAACAACCCATGGACCAATACCAAGAATACATCGCCGCCAGCCGCTACGCACGCTACCTTGACGACAAGGGAAGGCGCGAGCAGTGGAGCGAGACGGTGTGGCGCTACGTCGACTACATCTTCAGCCGCACGCAGGAGATCACCAACAACGTGGAGCTGAAGGACCGTATCTACAAGGCGATTTACAACCTGGAGGTTATGCCATCAATGCGCGCGGTCATGACCGCGGGAAAGAGCGCCGATCGTGACAACACCTGTGTTTACAACTGTTCTTACCTACCGGTTGACGATCCCAAATCGTTCGACGAGGCGATGTTTATACTGCTCTGTGGCACTGGTGTCGGGTTTTCTGTCGAGGGGCGGTACGTATCACAGCTGCCCGAAGTGCCGGAAAAACTATTTGACAGTGACCACGTCATCGCAGTCCACGACTCAAAAGAAGGCTGGGCCAAAGCCCTCCGCCTCCTCATTGCGCACCTCTACGCGGGCGAGATCCCAAAGTGGGACGTCAGCAAAGTTCGACCCGCCGGGGCAAGACTCAAGACCTTTGGCGGAAGAGCCAGCGGACCAGAGCCACTCGTCGATTTATTCTCCTTCACCGTCAACACTTTCAAGAATGCGAAAGGTCGGAGACTAAACTCACTGGAGTGCCACGACCTGATGTGTAAAATAGGCGAGGTAGTGGTAGTGGGCGGCGTGCGCCGCTCTGCCATGATCTCGCTGTCAGACCTTGACGATGAAAGGATTCGCCATGCCAAGTCCGGACCCTGGTGGGAGACCGCGCCGCATCGAGCGCTGGCTAACAACTCTGCTGTTTATAATGAGACACCAACCGTTGGTAAGTTTATGGAGGAATGGCTTAGTCTTTACAACTCTCATTCTGGGGAGCGTGGCATATTTAATCGTGAAGCTGCTAAGAAAACTGTTGCCAAGTATGGCCATCGCGATCCTAATTTTGATTTTGGTACAAACCCTTGCTCCGAAATTATTCTGCGACCCTACCAGTTTTGCAACCTTACTGAAGTGGTGGTGAGACATGACGATACGCTGGAGACTCTTAAAGATAAGGTTGAGGTGGCGACGATACTGGGAACAGTTCAGTCCACCTTTACAAAGTTTCCGTATCTGCGAAAAGTGTGGCAGCGCAACACCGAGGAAGAGAGACTGCTGGGAGTGTCCTTGACAGGCATCTACGACAACATGAGAATGGTCACACTCGGTCAGGACCTTGACCGTTTACTGGGCGAGCTGCGAGAGCACGCCAGAAAGGTAAATCATGAGTATTCGGAAAAATTTGGTATTGCGAAATCAGCTGCAATTACTTGCGTCAAACCATCAGGTACGGTCTCGCAGCTTGTTGATTCCGCTTCAGGGATCCATCCCAGGCACTCCAAGTTCTACATCAGACGAGTCCGAGGGGATATTAAAGATCCACTATCATCCTTCCTTATCAACCAGGGAGTTCCGTCGGAGGCTTGTGTCTACAAACCATCTCAAACCGTTGTCTTCAGCTTCCCGCAAAAAGCCCCCGACGGCCTGACGCGCGAGGACGTGACGCCCGTCAGCCACCTCGAGACGTGGCTGGCGTACCAGCGCGAGTGGTGCGAGCACAAGCCATCGGTGACCATCTCCGTGGAGGAAAAGGATTGGCCATCGGTCGGCGCCTGGGTGTGGGAGCACTTCGATGAGATCTCGGGCGTCTCGTTTCTGCCGTACGACGGCGGCACCTACCGACAGGCGCCCTACGAGGAGTGCACGGAGGAGCAGTACAACGAGCTCAAGGCCAAGATGCCCGTGCTGGATTGGAGTCTGTTTAAGGAGCAGACCGACAACGTGGAGGGCGCTCAAATGCTCGCCTGCGTCGCCGGGGTGTGTGAGGTATAGTTGGTTGGTTGTTGCATGGTGAAGTAGCTTGGGGAGGGCGTCAGGCAGGCCCCAGAGGATGTGGCAAGCGGTGTATTTTCCTGCCTTCATAACCGCGTGATGTAGCCACCAAATCTGGCCCTCCGCTTTTTTGATATGTTTACAAATGTCCGAAATGTGTACACGTTTTTTGGACACGTTTGCGTTATTAACACGTTTTTTGTCATGTAACATTAAAATTGTTACAAATTCAACCGCCGATACGTCGGCCCGCCACAGGAGCACGCATGATCGTAAGCATCGACTTTGAGACCCGCAGCCTTGTAGACCTCCCAACCCACGGCCTTGACCGCTACGCCCGGGACCCAAGCACGGAAGTGATCTGCATGGCGTACTCAATCAGAGGGTCTGACCCCATTATTTGGCTGCCAGCAGAACAGCCAATGCCGGACTTTATGTCGGACGAGACGACCAAGTTCCAGGCCTGGAACGCCGCGTTTGAGTACAACATCATGCGGCACGTGCTCAAGCTGCCAGTGTTTTTGGAGCAGTTTATCGACTCCATGGCCATGGCCGCCGCGGCCAACATACCGCAGGGCCTGGAGGACGCCGCGATATTCCTGGACGTCTCGCAGCAGAAAGACGCCACCGGCAAGCGGCTGATACAGAGACTGTCCAAGCCAGGACGTGACGGCAAGACCTTCAACCGGGACCCGCACCTGCTGTCTCAGATGTACGAGTACTGCAAGCAGGACGTCCGGACCGAGATGGCCGTGGTGAAGGACCTGCGACGCATGACATCGCAGGAGCAGAGGGTGTGGGAGCTGACGCAGAGGATCAACGACAGAGGGGTGCCGGTCGACCCGTCGGAGCTCAACCATGCCATAGCCGCGGTCGAGATCAACAAGGCCAATATACGCTCGGAAATAACCCTACTGACGGGAGGGTTAACCGCCAACCAGCCGGCCAAGATAGGGGAGTGGCTGCGCTCCGCTAAGATCGTTGTGGATGACCTAACGGCCGAGACCGTCAACAAGCTACTGGCGCGCAAGGACATACCGGACAAGATACGGCGCGTGCTGGAGCTGCGCCGGCAGGGGTCGCTGACCAGCGTCGCCAAGTACGAGAAGATGCTGGAGGTCCAGGTCGGTGGCAGGATACGCAACACGCTGGTCTACCACGGCGCATCGACCGGGCGATTCGCCTCCCGGGGCGGGCTAAACCTTCAGAACCTGGCCAGGCCTCACATCGAGGGCAAGGAGCTCCAGGGGGCCATAGAGCGGGTTTTAGAGAGGGGTGAGGGTGGTACCATGGACGAGCTCTCCAGCCTCGTCAGGAGCTCCATAAAGGCCCCTAGGGGGTATGTATTCGTGGACGCAGACTTCTCCAGCATCGAGAACCGGGTCGCGTCCTGGGTGTCGGGCCAAAAGGACAAGGTCGAGATGTTCCGCGATGGGCTGGACGAGTACAAGATATTCGCCTCAAAGAGCCTTTACAACGTCCCGTACGAGGAGGTCACGAAGGACATGCGGCAGGTGGCAAAGTCTGCCGTCCTGGGCGCCATGTTCGGCCAGGGCTCAAAGGGGCTGGTGGAGTACGCCGAGGGGATGGGGGTAACACTGAGCGTGATACAGGCAGAGGCCGCCGTCAGGGCCTACCGACAGGAGTACCTGCGCGTTAAGGAGAGCTGGTACGAGTACGAGCAGGCCGCGATTGAGGCCGTGAGGGTACCGTGCACCTCGGTGAAGTCAGGCAAAGTCCTGTTTAATTTTTCTAAAGGCGCTCTCTTCCTCAAGCTCCCCAGCGGCAGGTTCATCTGCTGGCAGGACCCCAAAGTGGAGGAGCAGCTGACTCCCTGGGGAGAGATCAGGGACGGCCTGACCGTCCGAAACCAGAGCACCTTCACCCGGAAGTGGGGCAGGAACAAGCTTATTGGTCCGAGTATATTTCAGAGCGTGGTCCAGGGTACTGCGCGTGATTTTCTTACCGAGGCCATGCTTAGGCTTGATCAGGACGGATTTGAAGTGGTCAACAGCATTCACGATGAGTTGCTCCTGTTGGTTCCCGAGGATCAGGGTGAGTCCTCGTTAGATCGTGTGGTCACGGCCATGACCACACCACCTAACTGGGCTCCGGATTTTCCTCTCGCCGCAGAGGGATGGTTCGGGAGGCGCTACCAGAAGTGATTACTCAGGCTTTTTGTATTCCTTAAACATATCTTTAAAAAATTCTGCGGTCTTGTTTTTATCACGGGACCGCAGAATTGTTTCTGGATCTACGTATTCCCTGGGGATAGTAAACTCCTGTCCTGTTTTTGTACGACCGAAGAACACATTTTGCTCTGGTGATGTAAATCCAGAAAGCCTAGCTTCATCGGCTAAATGCAATGGGTTCCGCAGATAAACACTTCCCGTATCTGCAGGAGCTCGTTCCTTCAATAACCAGGATGCTGCGTAGCGGAGAGGCGTTGTTTTTCCTCCCCCTGCCAATCCGATAAGGCCGCCTTCTGCACAATTCCAAGCTCTAAGTGATTTGTTAATGCGGCTGTCGGGATCGTTCGCGGTCTCGGCAGACGTCAGCTTTTTCTTCATGCCTTTCATGCGGGCGCAGAACGAGTCGCGCCTGGCGCCACCTTCTGGCTGCGGGCGTTTCAATGTGCCGCCAGTCTCAGCTTTGTAGGATGCGCGGCCCTTGGCGTTCAATCCGCCCTCGGGGTTCTTACCTTCTGCGCGCTGCCATGCCGGCGTCTTGCCGCCCGATGCCAGGTACGCAAGCCCGCCTTGGCTGTATGCAAACCCTTCTTTTGACGCGTACTTTGGTTTTTTAACCAGCACCAGCGGACCAACTTGCAAAGCTTCTTCGCCGGCCACAATGGGCTCCATGCTTGCTCTGTCGTAGAAGTAAGAATGGCGTTCGGGGTCCATCCCGGCTTGCCGCCAGTTTGGGTTTCGTAAATAATCTTGTGCGCGATCAAGAGCTTCTTCTTCAGACATCGGGTTCCAATTGCCTTTGATGGTTGCAATTGTGCCCTTTGGCTTTCCGGCTGCAATACTTAGCGCGGCTTTCTCCGACATACCAAACGTTGGATCAGTTACGGCGGCAAAGCTTTCGTGTCCAATTTTTTTACCTGCCCCAAATCCTGCAGCCTGTTCGTGGATTGTTGGGACCCACACCCCGTGCCGGCTGTACGCAGGAATATCAAGCCTTAAGCCGACCGGGCGGCCCTTTTGCAGCATCTGGGACGGCAGCCCAAACATTTCCTTGTCCTCCAATGCACTTATAGCCTCTTCCCTTGTTGCCGGTTTAGGAACAAAGTCATAGGGCCTTACTGGTTTATATGCGTTAACCAGCATCTCATACTCTTCCCGCGTAATAGGCTCGCCGGATTGTAATTTCTTTGCCGCTTCCTGAAGCTGAGGTATGCGCTTTGTTACATCTTTATAGTGCATATCAACTCGATTAACTTGTGGCCTCAAAAGATTAAGCGCTCCCTTGCCGACGGCCATCGCGGCCTGGGCCTTGTTTCTGGGTGGCGTTCCGCCGTCAGACATGTTTACTAAACCGCCGCGTGCCTTCATAAAGTCTGCGCTCTCTGCGTGTTCGGGGTTGTACTCGGCAAACTTGCCGCGTATGTTTTTGGGGTTGAATACTCCAACGTTTTTAGTGCCCATTTCGCGAACTGAAAACGTGTCAAATCCTTGATTTTTTAAAAAATCCATAAAGCGAGGGTCTTCAATAACATCCCAAGCTCCGGTTTTTAACGCGTCTTCCGTCTTTGACGGTATTTTGTTTGTTTTTACATATTCTGAAATTAAGGAAAGACCTTCTGGTGTCTCGTAATCAAAATGTTTGCCAAGGTTTACAGAAAGAGGATATACAGTAGCACCGGGTTGATATAAAATATCATTTGATTTTTGTAAATCCATTGCCGCCTCATCAATAGGCGCAAAAGAATTTGCAAACCTTGGTTTTTTCGTTACAAAAGTTGCACCTCTTGGGCCTGGCGCAAACTGTTCTATGTCGCGCGAACCAGTGCCATGGTAGAACCCAGGCGTGAACCTGGCCCGGAACTCCTCCTGGGCCTTTTTTAGCAGGTGTGGCGGAATCTTACCCGGCACTATGCCAGCCCTCCACCGCGGTACCCGCTTCGTTGAAGCTCTTTAATCCAATCCTCTGTAATTTTCTGGCGTGGGTAAACACGCTCAGAACTTCCTGCCGGTGTGTATCCCACGGTGTGCTCGTAGTAGCCAGGTTGCGGCAACGCACCAGACTTTAGTGGCATGGTCTTGCCGGTGTTCTGGCGCCATTCGCGTTGAAAGTCCATCAAAGATAATTCGCTAGGCGTTGGTTTATAGGTCACGCCTAAATCAGAACCCTTTAACATATATGGAAACGCTGGATTTAAATCTGCCCGCGGCACGTCTAACGTTTCGCCAGATAATTTAAAAGCCCTCGGCCCCACCGAAAACGTTGGCGCGCCTAACACGGTAGGGTCCGTCGTTTCTTTTAGTATTTGCTCGTATGGAATAATTTGTGATTTACGGCCGCCAATTCCAAGTCCGCCAAATGCGTGTTGCGCTATGGTCTTCCTGTTGTCAAATGTTTTTCCAAGTGACTCAACCATCTGACGATCGGCAATGTCAAACCCTTCAATCGGGTCAAAGCTTTTTTGTTTCTTTGCGCCGCCTACGGTCAACCCGCCGCCTTGTATGTATTCATTTATCTTTTGTCGTAATTCGGGCGTAAGCTTTTGTGGGTTTTTAAAAAAGTCTTCAACCATGCGGTCGAATATCATTTGATTTGACTGGTGCATCTTTGCCTCGCCTAGCAGCGGTGCAAATATCTGATTTTCTACTCCGCCAAACCTGGGATCTTTTGCAAGGTTTGCAATCCCGGTTGCTGTATTAGATTTACCAGAGCCCCACACATTTGTTTTATACTCAGGGCGCGCTAATTGATTTGCAGAAAAACTTGGACCGCCTACAAAGCGCATGCGATCAGACTGGGTCGGGACGAGGTAACTATTGATGTAGTCCTGAGCCCAGTCAGATAACTTTCCCAGCTGTTTCCCTCCGTACTCAAAGGCTTCTTTTACTTGTTTGCCCTTTGACAGATGCGCAAGACCGCCCTCTGCTCGGCCGGCAATTGTCTCCGACACCGAAGGAACGGCGGGGGCCCCGCTCGGTTGTCCGGGGGCGGGGTACCCCCTTTGAGATTGCAAGTAGTTGTAGAGGGTCAGACCCGCCGCTGGAATGGCAAGGGCTCTTCCTCGAGGAGTTTTAGATACGGTTGCTGCGCCAGCTCCAGCCGAGCCAACTCCACTGGCAATTGCCATGGATTTGTAATAGTTTGCGGCTTCTGTGTCGCCCCTGGCCTCTGCTTCTTTGGCCAGCTCGTTGTAGTTGTAAGTATCTGCCCCAAGCGCGCCAACTGAATATCCGCTGGCAATCCTTGCCCCGGGCAAGTTTCCGGCGCCACGAACGGCAGCGCCAGGTAGATTTTTAAGACCCTGTGCAGCTGCGGCTGGGGTTCTGCTAAGCATGGCCGACGCTCGCTGTGTTGCGGTAAGTTTAGGTGGCGTTGTTTGACCGTATCCTATAAGAGCGTCTCGGTTTGTGACAACTACCCCCGCAGGAGTTGAGCCAGCAACGTTTGGAATGTTTGGATCCGTAATTATTCCGCGACGTTGTAATGCCTCAAGCTTGTTCTTTTGAATTCTTTCTTGTTCCGCCCTCTCCTCGGTGCGTATATTTTTTACTGTCTCTCTTGCATACCCAGACCCACCAACGCCGCCGGTACCCTGCATTTGTCGATCTATGTCTGCTTCAGTTAATCCACCAAGCCCTGAAGCTGGCAGGTTTGACTTTGGTGCCTCTGGTAAGGGAGTCACAGCTGCCTTGGCCATACGAAGCGCGGCGCCACCAATTGCTGGCACCGCCGTAGCAGCACCAAACAACGCCGGAGTTGCTAGGCTTGCCTCATATTCTTCCCCTTGGCCCTGCGACTCCAAACGTCTAATAGTGTCAGCAATCTCAAAGGCATCTTTTTTGGCCTGCTCATCGCCACCCTGAGCCCTTCGGTCTGCCTCCTCAAGGGCCTTGTACCATTTTTCAAGTTCGGAATTCATTTAGGTCCCTATTTAGTGTACTTGTCTCTGAGGCTGGTGTTGGGGGTAAACCTTTGAGTTGAAGGACGACCAGACGTAGCGGGAGCGGGACCTCCTGCAGGCAAATTGTTCAGGTCGATTGTGTCAGCGCGTCTAAGTACGTCACTTGGAAAAAAGTCGTTAGCGCGCTGCTTCTGATTTTGAATCATGGTTTGGTAACGGGGGTCTCGTCTTATTGCAGCAAAGGAAACGTAGTCTCCCTTCTCATTTCTAATAGCCTCCATTACCGCGCCAAGTTCCTTGTCGTTCTGCGCCTTCATGGCGTACCACTTTGACTTCATCGCAATCAAGCTTGCGGGGTCAGACGTGCTTCCGGCAATCGCGGCAACGATCTTGCGCTCATAGTCAGACACCTGTCCCTGGCCCTTGTAGGCTTGCGACGCAGCCAGTTCAACCTCATGCAAGTAACTTGCAACCTCTTTAACCTCAGCAAGTTTTTGTTTAAATTGTTTCTCGTCCGGAAATTCACGTCGAAGCTGTGGAGACATTTTTCTGACCATGTCCTCAACGCCGGGCATAGCAAGCTGTCCGTTGGCACCAATTTTAATTCCAGTCATGGCTGCGCCAATTAAGGCACCACCGGCACCCGGAGTATCGGACAATCCGTATAGGCTTGGAGCAGACTCAACAAGGGATTGCATGCGTTTCATCTTAACCAAACGATCGTCTGCATCTCTGGCCGCCGTGTCGGCGCTGATTATTCTCTTGCTATCCTCTTCTTTTAAGGCCTCTATTCTTTTTATTTCGGTGGTTTTTTCAATCTCCGCGGCAGCGCGAGCCTCGGGGATTGTTGGCCTGGTAACGGGTGTCGTCCGCGCAGGCACTGGCGCTGGAGCGGCTGGTGCAGGGACTCGTCCCGTGGTCGGCGCCGACACGTCGGTCATGGTGGCGCCGGGCGCGGCCGCTAACTGAACAGGCGCGGAGGGTGCGCGCTGTCCGCTCTCAAACTCGGTGATTGCTTTGGCGACTTTATTCAAAGCCTCCGGCGTGTTTGGAATTGTGTCGCCGACGCTGATGCCCAACGTGTTTGCTATGTGCTTGGCGTAGTTAGTGGTCGACTCCAACGAGTTGCCGGGCGCGTTTGCTGGGGCCCAGGTCTCTGCCAAAGTAAGCGGCGACACGGGGGCATCGCCAAACTTAGACTTGTACGCGGGGCTGGTGCCACTAAGCTTGCCCGCGAGGTCCTGCTCCAGCGCCGCCTGTCCCTGCTCCGGCG